GTTGCGGAACTCCCTATTATCATGTTGGCAAAGGCTATCAATGGACGCACTGAATAAAGCGGTAAAGTTATTCCCCGGTGTGATTGACTACCTCACGCTCGAAAAGCGATTGCAGGCACGCAAAGCCGCGCCTATCCCCCGCGATGAACTGGAGCGCAGACTAACGCGGCTCATTGGTATTGTCGAGCGGCGTTACCTTGCAATCATGGAGAATAATAACGGCGTGCTTCCGTTCGGCTTTTGGCAAGAGTATGAAACAGACCTACGCCAACAGATAGCCGCACCCATGCGGGCGCAAATAGAACAGTCGTTCAGTAATTACAGCGACTATGTGAATTTCATTGACCAAGCCGGGGCGGTGGGCGATATTGACACAGCGATGACGCGGGCAATTGATGAAGTTGCGCGAGGGGTATCAGACACAAGCCGCAGACAATTCGAGGCATTGTTGCGCGAGGGTGTATCACCTGATGAAATAGTCGAGCGCATGGCACTACGCTTTTCAAGCGGACACGCGGAACAGATCGCCATAACGGAACTCACGCGGGCAGAGGCGCATTTTGCGGATGCTCTTGCATCCCGCCTGAGTGAACAGGGCGTACAGTCACAAATCCGCTGGCAGACCTCGGAAGATGAGCGGGTATGCCCTGTATGCGGGCCTGCCGACCACAAACTCAGGGACGAAACAATCACCACATCCAAAGGCGGATGGAATGGGCAGACATGGGGTGACAGGTTCGGCAGACCGCCCGCCCACCCGCGATGCAGATGCCTGACCATTGTAGAGATACCGACAAGGCGACCGAATGGCTAAAACTCTTGTAATTGAGCCATCACTAAAGGAAATCATGGCGCGTGTGAAAAAGGTCATTGATGACCCAGCATCCCGCCGCCGTGTTTTGTTGCGTGCTGTGCTTGAACTCAAAGACCTCGCCGCCGCTTATCCCGTAGCAGGTCGGTGGAATAGCGCACCGGGAACGAAGGGAGATAATCGTTGGTATCAGCGGGGGTTTGGTTCAAGATGGTTACGCAAGGACGGGACATTTGGAGGCAGTAATACATCCCAGAGATTACAGCAGTCATGGAATACAGAAGTACAACGGCAGGATGAATTTACAGCCTCGGCGTTTACTGATGTAACCTACGCCCCGTATTTGTTGGACGAAGAGAAGCCCCGCGTCAATTGGGCGCAGTCTCACGGCTGGCAGTCATTGGATGAGATACAAGAGGACTACGCCCCGCGTTTTGAGCGGGCGGTACTTGACGAAGTGGACGACCAAATAAACAAGATATGATTTTGTGGTATTATCAAGGCAACCAAATACCCTAATCCGACAATATAGGCGAAGCCTCGGAGCGGATGGGATAACGCAATATGACGAAAGTCGCGCACAAGCCAACGGGCTTGTCTGCGGCTTTTTTTATTGCATGAGGTGAATATGGAAGAAAATCTGATTTACTTTGGCGACCAAGTGAAAGCGGTCAAGCAGGAAGATGGAAGCGTAAAACTGGGCGGGTATCTTGTCCGTTTTGGCGACCCGTCAAAAACTGACCTTGTCGGTGATTACTTCACAGCACAAACAGACTTTGGAAGTGCTGAAAAATCGCTCTCATGGTTCAACCATCGTATGCCTGTAAAGTCGAGAGGCAAGCAGACATCATACACGGAAGAATTGCCGGAGGCGAAATTGTCCCATGATGATATTGGGATTTTTGCCGAAATCGTTTTATCCGCACGCAATGAGTATGAGCGCGAAATCGCAGAACTTGGAATAAAGGGTAAGTTGGGTTGGTCAAGCGGAACAGCCCCGCATCTTGTAGATCGAAAGCAGGTATCAGATAACGTGTTTGAGATTACCCGCTGGAAATTGGGACTTGACGCAAGCCTTACCCCTACCCCCGCCGAACCCCGTTTGTCGAATCGTGTACTACCAATCAAATCCATTTTGTTTGAAGCGGAAGAACCCGCACAGGAGATTAAAATGAGTGACCCTATCGTTGATGTCAATAGCGTTGTAGCCGAGGCGGTGAAATCCGCTCTCGCCCAGCGTGACGCAGAAATCAAAGCCGAAGCCGACCGCCAAGCCGCAATCAAAGAGGCAGAGGAAGCCGGTTATCAAAAGGCTCTCAAAGAGGTCGGCAATCGCGCCCCGTCCTTCAATCGCGTGACGACCCCCGGCTTCTCGGAAGAAAAGGACGCTGTACCGGCGTTCAAGCATTGGATCAAGACCGGGCAGGTCAATGGTGGTCTTATCGCCCCCGAAGGTATCTGGGCGACCAAAGCGGCCATGGCAATCGGCGCGGGCGGAACGGGTGGCTATCTTGTCCCCGACCCCCTCTACCAACAGATTGTCGCCAAGCGTGACATTATGCCTTGGGTACGCCAAGCCCCAACCCAGAAATTCCAGACACCCGCCGATCACCTGCTTGTCCCGACTGAAGACACCAGCATGACCGCGTTTGTCGCCACCAACGAAGCCGCCGCCTACAACGAGAACGAACCGACCGTTGCACAGGTTGATATGGTGCTGACCAAGTACACCAAACTTATCAAGGCAAGTGAAGAGTTTGTGAACTACGAAGGCACGAACTTTGACTCATGGCTCGTTGATGCCCTTTCCCGCGCCGAAGCCGCAACCGAAAACACCGCCGCTTCATCCGTGCTGGTTGCTGGCGCGACCTCCAGCGGTATTACCACCGCTTCCGCTACCGCCGTTACAATCCCCGAACTCGCCTCCGTTGCTGGCTCTCTCGGTGCTGGCTACGAAGCGCAGGGACAGACGGGTTGGTTGATGAAGAACGCGAGCCTTTGGTACTTGAAGGGCGTGTTCGGAACGAACTACTATTCGTTTGACGGTCTGTTCAACAAGCCGGCTTGGATTTCCGATGACCTTGACGCAATCGCCTCCTCCAAGAAACCGATTTTCTACGGCAACTGGAATTTCTTCGGTGTGATTGAACGCCCCGGTATGATGGTGTCCCGCAACCCGTATCTCTATCAGGCTAACGGGCAGATTGGCATCTTCGCCAACATCTTCCGAGGCTTCAACGTCTTGCAGTCCGAAGCCCTTGTGTATTTGAACACTCACGCCTAACAATAAATAACGGCGCGGGCGCAACGTAGTACACGCCAAGCCCGCGCCTTTATTGGAGAATACTATGGCTCGTTTACCCGATCCCCAAAAATCAAAAATCGTTCTTGCCGTTGCCCCCTCTGCGGGTGCGGTTGGTACTGATACATTCGCCAACTGCATTATCGCGGAACTGTACAACGGTCGCTCGTTCCCCGTTGCCACATCCTACGCCACCGAGTTTGTCCAAATCTAAAGGATAACTTATGCCCTCCTACTGTCTGCTCGCCGACCTGAAAACCTATCTTAATATTACAGCCTCGACCGATGACGCGCTTTTACAATTGATGCTTGACGCGGCAACTAATCGGATCGATAGCGTTACACAGCGCAGATTTCAGGCGGCGGCAGACAGTACCCGGTACTTTGACCCGACCGTTGATATTATGCTGGGCGAGGTGTGGATGGATGATGACCTATCCTACATCACCAGTGTAATCAATGGCGACAGCGCAAATGTAACGACCGACATTTACACCAACCCGCGCAACGTCACGCCCTATTATTCAATCGGGCTAAAGACTTCATCCACCGCATACTGGACATACACCACCGACTACCAAAACGCGATTGCAATTACTGGACGTTGGGCGTACATGCAGAGAAGCGATATTACCGCCCTCTCCCGTTCCTCGAATGTGGTTACCGCCTCAGTGGTCGCGCCTGAATTGTCGGTAGGTATGTCCGTGTTCGTTCTTGGTTGCGCCGATGCCACATTCAACGGGACTTTTACGGTCACGGGCAACACAGGGAGCGCGGTCACATGGGCGCAAACTGCCGCCAATGACACAGACACAACAGCGGTAATGTTGCACACGCCGACTGACATTGTGACGGCTTGCAGGCGTTTGGCGGCTTGGATGTTCCGCCAGAAGGATAATCAGAACGGTGACGCAGATCGCCCAATTCTCGCGGGTGATGGTTCGGTTATTATGCCAACCACATTGCCGCAGGATGTCGCGCAATTGCTTAGACCGTACACAAGGACGATTCGATAATGTCCAGTTTATTGCTTACGTTTTACGATGACCTCGAAGCGATGACGGTCACATATACCGACAAAAGCGGCGCGTCCACTACAGCAACAGCCCTAAACCTTGACGAGCAATCCGACAGCATCCAGACCACACAGTTACCCGCCCGCATCCTGACATTCACCCAGCCTGATACCGCCGTTATCATGCGCGGGGCTGGAAGTGTGGCAACGTGGAACATCACAGATTTATTCCTGCTTGAAACCGTAGCGCGGGATTTAGGGTCGTACATCCTAAAGCCTGTGTTGAAGCGGTACGAAGTTGCTTATCTTGAAGCGTTACAAAAGAAATGGCAACTTGTTCACGGATGGAGTACCGAATCGCTGACCCTGAATGTGTCCATGCGTGCGGGCAAGTTTGAGTACCCCGCTCAGTCGGGCGTGTGGTTTTACGGCGTGCAATGTGACCTTGTAATTGAAGAAATAGTATAGGAGAAAATATGGCCGCACCTACAAAGAAAATATTTACCGTTGGCATGAATGCGGGACGCATCTACGAGTTAGATCAGGATGACGGCTCGATTGCATCCACCAACGCCACAGTTTATACCGGGCTTTCCATCGGCGGGCCTGTGAGTTTTGAGTACTCATTTCCCGACCCCGAAACCATCAATCACCCCGGCAATAATCAAGTCTTGCAACAGGACTCCCTCCCCTCGCTCGAATCGTCCAACGGGACTTTGCAGGTATCCCGCACGGACTATGATACGATTGTCGCCCTGACCAATGTCAATGTCCGCACCTTTGGCGACATCAATTCCGTTGCGTGGCGCACAAACCAGCAGGGAACAGAGCCGACCGTTGCCCTCGTCATTTACGCACAGGGCAAACTCCCCTCCGGCGTGCGCGGGTGGAGTACCTACGTTTTCCCGAAGTCGGTTATCATCCCGAAGCCGAAGGGAATGAGCCGCGAACAGCAAAACCTTTCGTACTTCGTTCAGCCGCAATTCAGTACGAAGCACCTGACCGGGCTTGCGCTCACCACCGCAGACGATGGATGCACAAGCGCGGAGGTTATCGAATATCAATCCAATTACCGCCTCTCATTCGCGGGATGGACTACCACAGCGACCGAAGCCGTTTACTCGTTTGATGCCGACCTGCCTTACACCAACAACGCCGGGAATGGTATCGTTGTAACAAAGAACGGCGTTTTGATGACCTACGGCGCAACCGCAGACGCGACCCATTACACCGCATCCGCCACAGCCATTACATTTGGCGCGGCATTGACCAACGGGGACAAGGTTGTCGCCATGTACGAACTGGCTGACACCGCCGTTGATGTTGAATAAAGAAAGTTAGGAACTGTGTCACGAAAAAAGAAAGTTACTTTTGACAGCGACTACCAGCGGCGAGAAATTGCCGTTGGTAGTTACATTGTAAAAGAAGCGTCCATGCGGGAATCGATCCGCCGCTCAAACATGCTGGAAAGCGTCAAGAAATTCATTGCAGACCACCCGGCAGACACCGAACTTGATTCATTCCTTTATGTGTACCCGTTTATTTTTGGATGCACTACCCCGACCGTATCAATTGAGCAGTTTATGGAATTGCCTGAGATGTTGGTCGAGGAACTAAGCAAGGCGGCGATGGAATTGAACCCGCATTGGTTCGTAGTGCCTGACCAAGAAAAAAAAACAGACGAACCACCACCGACATATACAACCGACTAACCGACCTCGTAACGCGAGAGGGCGCAAGCCTCCCGCCTGTTATCGCCCTCAACCATCCGCAGGCTTATGATGTCTGGATTTTATGGCGGGCGACTGACAGGCGGTTTTTGCCGTCTCAATTGCTTGATGAAAACGAGGCTTTATTAAGTGATATGATAACGCTCGACAGCGCGTATGAGGCTGTAAAAGAAGCGAACAAACCAAAGGATGAATAATGGCAACGAGAACAATTGACCTAATCCTACAAATGCAAACCGACCAAGCCGCATTGAATAAAACCAATGCCGGAGTAAAGAAGGTCGAGAAATCATTGAAAGACGTTGAACAGCAGGCGAACCGCACCCGCGAGAAAATGGAGAAACTCGCGCAGGTCGGCAACCGCTTGGCGTTGGTTGGTGGCGCAATTACCGCTCCGTTCATTCTGGCCAT